TCAGCCGGTGTCGGCGATGCCAGCGGAGAGAGATGCAGCGTCCTGCGCTCTCTTTTGGGAAAGCAACTCCTGCCGGTAGGCTTCCACCTCGGCATCCACATCCAGCGCAGGGGGAGAAGTGGCCAGCTCGGCGGAGAGGGTATCTACATAGCGAAGGATCGCTTCCTGATCGGCGGTGCTGAGCTTGAGGAATGCAGCGACAACGGCTTTTTTGCGGTCATCCAGATGGTATTCCTCGGCCAGACGGTTCAGCACGGAGTCCTCGCTCTGGTTAAACATTTCCCCGCTGCCGGTGCGCAGCCACGTTTCGTTGACCCCGAACTCCCGGCAGATGGACTTGATGGTCTGCTCGGTTGTGCTGTTGAGACCTTTTTCGATTTTACTGACAGACGATTTGCCCATGCCGATTTTTTCACCAAACTGCTCCATGGTCAAGCCCAGCGCCTTGCGGACGGCTTTGATCCGTTCATTCATCGGTATCACCTCCTTTCTGAATCCCATTATAGCACAAAAGTGTCGAAAATCAACTCGAAAAGATAAAAAGCACTTGACATTGTGGCGAAAAGACACTATACTCGATACGGAAAGTGTCCTAGATACACTTTGGACAATGCTGCAATCGAAAGGAGGCAACACAATGTCAGCCAATGAGAAGAACACCGGAATGCTGCTGGACAAAATCCAAAGCCTGCCGGAGGACGTGCAGATGAAGATCGGGTATATGATCGAGGGGGCAGCGCTGGTAGCGAGCAGCCGTCCCCAGCCCACCGACCCGAAAGATTCAACAGGCAATTGCAGATTTCAGACTTTCAACCCCTGACCCGAAGAAAAGCGCATGAAAAAGCCCCGGCGGGGAGCCGGGGGAAAATGGAGAAATTATGAAGTACGAAGAAATTATGGCGTGCATCCAGAATATCAACGGCCCTTGGAGCAATGCCGCCTGTATGGGCTACTGCCGGATGGCAATGCAGAACGCCGGAGTGGACGAGTGTACCCAGCGGAAGGTTCTGCGGGAACTGGAAGCCTGTTTTGATCAGGTGAGCGTGGAAGAAGCGGCACAGGTTGGCTGAGAATGGAATATCTCTTTTGTCAGCACCGCACAAACCCTGCCGACCCGAAGAAGGACACATGAAAGGAGCAACGAACGATGGACCGTTATATGATCGTGATCCCGGCGAAGAACCGGGCATTCAACATGAAGTGTGATGATGGTGACAGCATGAAGCTGGAGACCCTGCAGAAGCTGGTGGGCGGGCCGATCGAGCCGGTGCCCGCCTTGCTGAGCGCCGAGTGGGCGCGGGAGAAGGACGTGGACGGCATTCTGCTGCTGGTGAACGAGGAAGGGCTGATGAAGGAGCGCCACCTGACGAACCAGCGCGCCAGTGAGATGACGGCGGCAGAGCTGGTGGGCCCGGCAGTCGTGGCCGCAAAGCGCGGCGATGAGCTGATCGGCTTTGCAAAGCCTGTGGTGGAGACCATCTGTGCCGAGTGGCTGTGAGGTGTTGCCATGGGCCGAAAGCAGAAACTGCCCTTTGAGCACTGGCAAATTATTGAATTGCTGCACATCACACAGGACTTTTACTCAAAACCGGAGAATGAGGCTGCATTTCAGGAATGGAAGGCGGCCAGAGATGCGAGAAAAGCAAAAAGGCCCGCCGGTGCGGGAACACCGACGAGCCAACCAGGGTGATGGTTTGACAACACATCACCAGAAGTTTAACACAGAGTTGGAGGATTTGCAAATGAAAAAGAAGATCACGGGCAGCGTGCTGAGCGCCGGTGCCATTGTGCTGGGACTGGCTGCCGTAGGCTGCGGCGGGGCCATTGAGAACGCGGCCAACGGCTGGGCAATGCTGGGCTACACGCTGCTGGCCATTGTGCTGGGGTGTGCAGCCCTGGCGCTGGCCGGGCTGGGCCTGGTGGCAGAGCAGCGGAAGGAGCCGCAGAAGATCCACAAGGTACCGGAGAACACGGTGAAGAAGGCCGCCTGCGGCAGAAAGGCGGGGTAAGGATGGTACGGATTGAAATCAAAAAGACGGTCAAGGGTCAGATGATGCTGGCGGTGGAAGCTGAGCATGAGAGCCTGGACGAAGTGCTGACATGTGCTGCCCGGTGCTTTGTGGGTGTTGCACGGAAGCTTTTAGGCCCCATTTCTACTGACCCGCTATTTGCCGACGAGGCGGCGAAACTTATTAAGGATTTGCTGACGGACACGGAAGGCTTTAAGGTAACGGAAGGGTACGAGGGCAAAGAGGCAAGATTTATTGCAGCGCTGAACGGTATGAATGCGGGGGAACAGAAATGACGCTGGAAGAGTACAAGAACATTTTGATTACCGGGACACCGAGTGACCGGGCGCGGGCAATTGCCGAGGCGGGGAACGACAGGAGCCTGACCGACGAGGAGTTCCACGAGCTGACGGCCATGATCAAGGGCGTTGTGCGGCCCGCCCGGCGGAAGATGACCCCGGACGAGGCGAAGTTGTGGGCAGAGATCAGCCTGGTGAACACCCGGCTGAAGAATGCCATGAACGATGCGGCCTTTGCCGTGCGTGCCCTGCCGGGAGACCTGCAGGAGGATGCGATCAATGTGCTGAGCCACACGCTGAGCGGGATGATGAGCAGTCTGGCTGCCCTGATGGCAGAGACCGGGGAGCCGTGAGATGGACGGCACCCAGTGTGTACATGTGTTTGAAATCACACGGAGCCGGTGCCTGAGCTGTGCAGGCCGGAACCGGGCGTGCGGGGAATATGAAGAACGGAGAAGTTACCATGAAAACAAAGATGAGCCTTTCGGCGGAGATGGACCTGACCCAGGACAGCGTGGTGCAGCTGACCTGCTGGTGCGGGCAGATCGCCTTACATGAGCTGTGGGGGCTGGGCCGCACCCGGCTTGACCGGATCACCAGACGGAAGGAGCTGCTGGGCAGCCAGAGCCTGGCTGTGGTGATGCAGCCAGACAAGAACGGGATGCCCCAGACGGAGAAGGCCCGGCGGCTGCGGGCGGAGGCAATCCCCAAGGGCGTGCCGACGGAATTCCGGGTGCCTGCGTTGCGGACACCCCGCAACCGGCGGGAGCAGCAGCTGAAAATGGTGGGCGACCGGGCAGCGACCATGGCCTGGCAGCTGATGGCGCTGGCCTGTGTGCAGGAGCTGGGGTTTGGAGCAGACCGACTGAACCGGCTGTATGCAGAGATGCGCCACAACTACGAGCAGCTGAATGAGTGGGGCAAGACGGACGGGCTGGATGTGGCCATGGAAAAGCTGCGGCGCTGCGCCTGCGATGCCTTGCAGACTGAGGACATCGTGGTGGAGAACGTGGACGATGAAAAGACAGTGCAGACCCTGAGCCGAAGCTACAAGGAGCAGGAAGCGGAGTTTCTGAAGCGGGCCGTGATGATGGCAGCGGGCCGTAAGGCCTGCCGCCAGAGCCTGAATGTGCTGAACGAAGAGAGTGTTCGGCAGAAATGTGCGGATGCCATGGCAGCGGCTACCGGAAGCAACCTCTCACCGCTGCGTTCTGGCTATGCCAGCGCCTTGCAGAGCTCCCCTGATATGGGAGCCAAGGATCAAGGAGGACGATAAGATGCAGAGCGGATGCAGATGGGTGTACACCCTGATGGACTGGGACACCGGCGAGGTGGTGGCCAAGGGCACCAGCGTGGAGCTGGTGGAGCAGGGATATTTTCCCGATGTGAACAAGCTGAGTAGCGTTTGGAATAATCTGGAAAAATGTAAGAACCCCAGCCCGAAGAGCTACCGGTGGAAGATGGAGCGGAAGAGCACCAAGGACGACCGGGTGGAGAGGGCCCGGGCAGAGGGCCTGAGCGCGGACGAGCGGGCCGAGACCCGGATAGTGCGGGTGTACAGCTGCTACGGTGCGGACGGCACCCTGCTGGGCAAGGGCACGGCGGCAGAGCTGAAGGACAAGGGATTGTTTGGCAGCGAGGGCACAGTGCACGAGTGCTACCGCAAGCGGGGCGGCGTGTACAAGCCCGGCGGCGTTACGCGGATGGAGATGGAGCTGTGCCAGAAACGGATCCGGCACCCCATGAAGCTGCCGGATCAGCCAGCAAAGGTGAAGCGCAAGCCCATTGGCGGCGTGATCGACCCCAGCGCCCTGGCCTACGACGTGCACGATCTGATGATCTACAACGAGAAGGCCCGGAAAATTGGAAAGCCGGAACTGACCTACGGATACTGGGCGGAAAAAGGAAAGCCCGCCACGCCTTAAACACATATTATGAAGAGCAACGGATACGATGGACCTGACACGCCACCGTATCCGTTACGTTTCATAATACCTTTATAAAGAAAGAGGGGGAAGGGCCCTCTTTGGGGAGCTAGTATACCCGTTATTTCTGTGACGGTGGGGTCACGGGAAAGAGAATATCAGCAGAAAGTGAAAGCCGGCAGGAGGGCACCGGGATGCGCTGTAACTACATCCGAGAGAAAAAATACCAGTGCGGGGATGACTACATGGCAGTGGGAGTGTTCTCCATCATCCCCCAGGAACACCGGGGCCGGGGCAAGAAGCGGAAGGAATCCAGCGAGGGGCAGAAGGCGAAGAACAAAATGGATTCCCTGCGCAAGCGCCAGAGAAAGGCGCTGACCAATTTCAGTCCGGCGGGAATGTTCCTGACCGGTACATACGAGGATCCATTTCTGCCGGAGGACATTCTGGCCTGCCGGAGAGACGTGGAGAACTACAAGCGGCGGGTGATGGCGGCCACCTGCAAGCGGTTCGGGGCAAGGCGGGAGGACATCCGCCTGATGCTGGTGGCGGTGCGCAAGGGAGAAGCAGGACGGCTGCACATGCACGGTTTTGCGGAATGCCCGGGCCTGACCGCGGCCCAGCGACGGGAGTGGCGGGAGATGCTGGAGGATCTGTGGCGGCGGCGTATCCCCGGCTCCAACGAGTTTGAGCCGCTGGGAACCATGAACGTGGATCGGATCGACATGAAAAAGCTGCTGGGCAAGAGTGGGCAGGGCGAATACGGCACGGTGGGCTACCTCTACGGCCACAAGGAGCGGCTGTGGGTGGAAACGGCCAACCTGCGCCCGGCCATTGAGCAGGCCCCCAACGATGGGAGATGGAGCCGGAAACAGCTGCGGGCCGCCTGCGGGGAAAAGCAGAACGATGCCAAGTGGTGGGAGCAGCGGTTTCCCGGCTGGAAGATGGAAAAGTGCATCGTGCTGGAGCCCGGCGGGCTGCATGAGAGCCCGAAGCGGGAAGGAACCGGCTGGGAACGGCTGGAACCACAATGCTATGTGATCCTGCGTCGGAGGGAGGCTGCGATTCTTCGCACCTGACAGATAAAACACCGGTATTTTGCGCGTTATACCCATGCGAAAAGAAGGTGGAGCGGTGACAAAAGAGCAGAAGAAAGCGACCCGGCAGGCTCTGCGCCGATATGGCGAGGGGTCTGTTTGTGCTGCCTGGGCTCAGGTGATCGGGGCGGTGCTGGCCTGGTACGACCGCAATGACCCGGTATGCGCCCAGCTGCTGCGGCTGCGCTACCTGCAAGGTCTGCCCGAGGAAAAGGTGATCGCCCGGCTGTATGTGGGGCGGACGACCTACTACACCAAAGAGCTGGAAGCCCTGAGCACCGTGGCAGTGTGTGCAGCGGATGCAGGGCTGCTGCCCGGCGGGCAAATGTCCGGGGTATTTTGAGCGGGCGAGACGTGATAGGCTATTTGCAAAGGCAGGTGAGAGAGTTGGCGAAAAAGCGGGCGTACTGCAAGAATACCGTGAAGGGGAAACAGCGGGGAAAGAAATACCCGGCGGCGTTCCGGGCCGAGGTGGTGATGGCCATGCTGGGCTCCAACTCCGTCTGCGCTGTGGCGAAGAAGTACGGCGTGCCGGAGAGCACCATCCGCAGCTGGATGAGCGAGGAGGCAGGCCGCAGTGATGCCTTTGCAAAGGCCCGGCAGGAAGCCGCGCGGGAGATCGCCATCCGGGCAAGCCTGGGGGTGCGGGCACAGGTGACCTTTTTGCAGGGCCGGGCCGCTGAGAGCCAACGGGCGGCGCAGATCACGGAGAGGCTGCACCGGCGTTTGGACGAGGACACCCGGGCCCGGGACTTTGCCGTGGGCACCCTGCTGAAGGATGACCCGGAGGAGCTGGCGGATGCCACCGAGACCGGCCTTGTGGTGTATGCCAGCCCGGGCAGCTATGACAGGCAGCTGGATGACACGGAACGCAGGCGGCTGAACGCCGAACTGGAGCGGTACGAGGGCCGGGTGATGAGCGACAAGAACGCGGCCGGTGTGGCCAAGGTGCTGATGGAAGTGGCCGAAAAGGCTGCTGCCATGGTCCCGGCGGAGAACACCGACAGCGAGAGCGGTCCGCCGATGGTGGAGATCGCGGCAGCCAGTGAGACGGACGGCCAGCAGGAGGTGGAAGTGGATGGCGGAACAGAGGATGCGTGACGGCAGACCGGTGATCTGGTCACCACAGCCCGCCCAGGCGCGGTTCATGCAGCGCACCGAGAACGAAGTGCTGTATGGCGGGGCCGCAGGCGGCGGCAAGAGCGACGCGCTGGTGATCGAGGCCCTGCGGCAGGTGGAGATCCCTCACTACCGGGGGCTCATCATCCGAAAGACGTTTCCCCAGCTGCGGGAGCTCATTGACAAGACAATGCGGTATTACAAGCCAGTATTCCCAAAAGCCCGGTACAACAGCAGCACACACTGCTGGACCTTTCCCAGCGGGGCAAAGATCTATTTTGGCAGCCTGAACCACGCCCAGGACAAGTACAACTATCAGGGCCAGGCCTACGACTTTATCGGCTTTGACGAGCTGACCCATTTCACCTGGGAAGAGTACAGCTACCTGCTGAGCCGAAACCGACCCAACGGCCCCGATACCCGGGTCTACACCCGGGCCACGGCCAACCCCGGCGGCATCGGCCACGGATGGGTGAAGGCAAGGTTCGTCAGCCCGGCCCCGCCCGGCACCCGGATGGTGCAGATGGTAAAGGCCAGGGCCCCGGACGGACGGGAGATCGTGCAGCGGCGGACCCGCATCTTTATCCCCAGCACCGTGTTTGACAACGCGGCCCTGCTGGAAAATGACCCGGGATACCTGGGCACGTTGGCTGCGTTGCCGGAAGCGGAGAAGAAAGCCCTGCTCTACGGCGACTGGGACAGCTTTACCGGGCAGGTGTTCACCGAGTGGAAGAACGACCCGGCCCACTACGACGACCAGCGGTGGACACATGTGATCCGCCCGTTCCGCATCCCGGGACACTGGAAGATCTGGCGGGGGTACGATTTCGGCTACTCGAAGCCCTTTTCCGTGGGGTGGTATGCGGCGGACGAAGAGGGCAGGCTTTACCGCATCCGGGAGCTGTACGGCTGCACCGGAACCCCCAACGAGGGCATCAAGGCTGACCCTGTGAAGCAGGCAAGGATGATCCGGGAAGCAGAAGAGAACGACCCCATGCTCCGGGGCCGCACCATTCTGGGCGTGGCCGACCCGGCCATCTTCAACGAGAGCCAGGGCGAGAGCATTGCTGCCATGCAGGAAAAGAGCCCGAACTTTCTGCACTGGGCTCCCGGCGACCACACCCGGCTGGCGGGCAAGATGCAGTTCCACTACCGGCTGGCGTTCCAGGCGGACGGGCGGCCCATGCTGCAGGTGTTCAACACCTGCAAGCACTTTATCCGCACCATTCCGAACCTGGTATACAGCGAGAGCAACGTGGAGGACATTAACACCGACCAGGAGGATCACATCTACGACGAGTGCCGGTATGTGCTGATGGAGAATCCCCTCAGCCCGCCACGGACAGAGCCGGTGCAGCCCATGCCGGATGACCCGCTGGAGCTGGGGAAGAAAGCGAGGTTTTTTAGAGTATGACCGACGTGATCGGCACAGAGCAGGTGGCGAAGGCCACGGCGCTGTTACAGAGATACAAGACCGGCAAGGCGGCGCTGGACAAGCGGATCGTGGACAACGAGCTGTGGTTTCGGATGCAGCACTGGGCCAACTACCAGAACGAGATGATGGAGGGCAAGCCCAAACCTTCCAGCGGGTGGCTGTTCAACAGCATTGCCAATAAGCACGCGGATGCCATGGACAACTACCCGGAACCCAACGTGCTGCCCCGGGCAGCGGACGACGAGCAGACCGCCAAGGTGCTTTCCAAGATCCTGCCGGTGCTGCTGGAACAGGCGGAATACGAGCAGGTGTACAGCGATACCTGGTGGCGCAAGCTCAAGCAGGGCACTGGCGTGAAGGGCATCTTCTGGGACCCAGGCCTACGGAACGGCGTGGGGGACATCTCCATCAAGAGCATGGATCTGCTGATGATGTACTGGGAGCCCGGCGTGATGGACATCCAGGACAGCCCCCACCTGTTCAGTCTGGCGGTGGCCGACAACGAACAGCTGAAGGCCCAGTACCCCCAGCTGGAAGGCCACACCGGCAGCACGCTGGAAGTGGCAAAGTACATCCACGACCAGAGCATTGACACCTCCGACAAGAGCGTGGTGGTGGACTGGTACTACAAAAAGGCCCGGGAGGACGGGCGGCCTGTGCTGCACTACTGCAAGTTCTGCAACGGTGTGGTGCTCTACGCCAGCGAGAACGACCCGGCCCTGGCAGACAGGGGATTCTACGACCACGGAAAGTACCCCTTTGTGTTCGATACCCTGTTTGTGGAAGAGGACAGCCCGGCGGGCTTTGGGTACATCGACGTGATGAAGGACACCCAGACTGCCATCGACGAGATGAACGCGGCCATGGACGAGAACGTGAAGCTTTCGGCCAAGGCGCGGTACATCATCCAGGACGGGGCGGGCATCAACGAGCAGGAGCTGGCCGATTTTGGCAAGGACATCGTCCACGCGGCAGGGCGGGTGACGGACGAGACCCTGCGGCCCTTACAGACAGCGGGACTGGCGGGCAACCTGATCACCTACCGGGACGCGAGAGTGGCAGAGCTGAAGGAGATCAGCGGCAACCGGGACGTTTCCCAGGGCGGAACCACCAGCGGCCTGACCGCGGCTTCTGCCATTGCGGCGCTGCAGGAAGCGGGCTCGAAGCTCTCCCGGGACATGCTGAAAAGCGCTTACCGGGCCTTTGCAAAGGAATGCTATTTCATCATCGACCTGATGCGGCAGTTCTACGACGAGAGCCGGGTCTACCGCATTACCGGCGACAGCGGCCAGCCGGAGTATGTGCAGTTCTCCGGGGCAATGCTGCAGCCCCAGCCGGTTGGCATGATCGGCGGGGTGGAGCTGGGCAGCCACGAGCCGGTGTTCGACATCACGGTATCGGCTGCCAAGAAGAGCACCTTCAGCCGCCTTTCCCAGAACGAGACGGCAAAGGAGTGCTACCAGATGGGGCTGTTTGCCCCGGCCAACGCTGACGCGGCGCTGGCGGTGCTGGACATGATGGACTTTGAGGGCATCGAAAAGGTGCGGGAACGGGTGCAGCAGAACGGTACCCTGTACACCCAGCTGCAGCAGGCCATGGAGCAGCTGCAGAAGCTGAGCGCCATCATTGACCAGCAGAACGGCACCAACATGAGCGCCATGGCCGGGGCCGCTGCACAGGCGGCAGGAACCACGGGCGGCAGCAGCGGCAGACAGACCACCGCAAAGACAGCGACCAACGGCCTGGGGGCTGTGGTGGGCGGCGGAGGCAACAGCCTGGCCACCCAGGCGGCACAGCGGGCCATGAACGTGAATAATCCGAATAAGTGACCCTCTCAGCGCGCAATGCGTCTGACGACGCAGTTGCTTGCAGCTCCCCCGAAAGGGGAGCCCTGCTTAGAGGAAATTTTGGAAGGAGCGATAGAATGATCCAGATCACTTACAACGAGATGGGAGACATGATGTTCCTGCGGGCCGAGGGGCACGCGGAGTTTGCACCCAAGGGGCAGGACATTGTATGTGCTGCCGTGAGCGCGCTGATGCAGACGCTGGCCTACAGTCTGGACAGCGGGACCGTGACCTGTGCCGATGACCGGAACCTGATGGTGGTACAGGCAAAGCAGGGCACTGACAGCCTGGCAAAATTTGAGCTGGTGACAGACGGTCTGATCCTGCTGGCGGATGCCTACCCGGAGCATGTGCGGTACATCAACATGCACGCAGACAAGGCAGATGCCATTGATCTGCAGATGTTTGCAGACGGTGGTGCTGCGGGCGGGGACGGAACCTCTCAGTCCGCTGGCGCGGACAGCTCTCCCAACGGGAGAGCCAACGCATCTGCAGGGGCAGCGAACGGGGAAGGCAATGCCATTGAGCTGCCCGCCCTGCGGCCGGCAGAAGAGCGGCTGGCCCGGCGGAGCGGGGTGCTGAAGCGGAGCAGCCGGGAAGAGGGCTCACCCTCTCAGTCGGCGCAGAGCGCCGCCAGCTCCCCCGAGGGGGGAGCCCTTGGCAGTGAGGAAAAGTCTGAGCTGGACGAGGAAGCGGAAGAGAACCAGAACGAAGCCGAGGGCAAGGACGGCGAGGAGAAGGGCGAAGGCAAGACCAAGAGCCCGGAGGAGCGGCGGAAAGCCTTTGGTGAGCTGCTGCGCGGAGAGTATGCCGACCTGACCGAGGAGCTGATGCAGAACGCCGTGACCGAAGCGACCCGGCGGCTGGAAGCAAGCCCGGCCATGAAGGGTCTGATGCAGGCGCTGCAGGAAAAGTACGGCACGGATGCCAACGATCTGGTGGCCCTGACCGAGGCTGTGCGGAACGGCGCGGTGAAGGACGATGCCTACTACGAGAAGCTGGCCATGGAGAAGGGTGTTTCCACCAGGACGGCCCGGGAGCTGGACAAGCTGGAAAGCCAGAACAAGCACCTGACCGAACAGCAGCAGATGATCCAGCAGATGGAGCGTCAGCGTGTCCAGCAGGCCCGCATTGCCGAGCTGCAGGCCGGATGGGACCGGGAAGCGGAGCAGCTGAAAGCCCAGTATCCCGACTTCAACATGGCTGAGGTGCTGGCGAACCCGGAGGTGGAGAAGATGATGCGGTCGGGCGTTTCCATGACAAACGCCTACCGCAGCGCCTACTTTGATCACATCCTGAAACAGCAGCAGGCCGCCACGGCCCGGCAGGTGGAGCAGGGTGTGGTGACCCGGATGCAGCAGCGCAATGCCCGGCCCGGCGAGAATGGCACCCGCCCCGGCGGCGCGGTGCAGACCAAGATCGACGTATCCCACATGAGCCGCAAGGAAATGGAAGAGATGGAGAGGCGGGCCATGCGGGGTGAAGTTATTACACTGTAAACCTCTCACCGGCACTGTCCGCCTACGGCGGCGCAGATGCCGGAGCTCCCCTACTAGGGGAGCCGTGAGTAGAGGAAAATAAATTTTAGGAGGAAGCTATGAACAACAGAACCAAGAACCTGAAGCTGGATCTGCAGATGTTTGCAACGGCCAGCACCCAGAACCAGAACACCACCGGCGCATCCGGCATGAGTGCCGAGATGAAAACCTTTTACGAGAAGCGCCTGATCGACCAGGCAGAGCCTGCCCTGGTGCATGACCAGTTCGGCGACCCGTATCCCATTCCGGCCAACGGCGGCAAAAACATTGAGTTCCGCAAGTATGACAGCCTGCCCAAGGCCACCACTCCGCTGACCGAGGGTGTGACCCCGGACGGCCAGACCATGAACGTTTCCACCGTTACCGCTGAAGTCAAGCAGTACGGCGGCTGGGTACCCATTACCGACACGCTGCAGCTGACTGCCATTGACAACAACATCGTGCAGGCAACCAAGATCATTGCCAGCCAGGCGGGCCGCACCCTGGACACCATCGTGCGTGATGTGCTGGCGGGCGGCACCAACGTGATCTATGCACCCAAGATCGGCGAGGGCGGCGCAGAGACCGCTGTGACCAGCCGCGCTACCCTGGACGCGACCTGCCAGCTGACCAGCGACCTGATCGCCCGCGCGGCCACCCAGCTGAAGGCCATGAACGCTGACCCCATCGGCACCAGCTTTGTGGGCATCATCCACCCTTATGTGGCCTATGACCTGCGCCGCGACCCGGACTGGATCGATGTGCACAAGTACGCCCAGCCGGACGAGATCTACAACGGCGAGATCGGCACGCTGCACGGTGTGCGCTTTGTGGAGACCAGCGAGGCAAAGATCTGGAAGGGCACCGGCTGCCCGACGGGTCTGGCCGTGTTCAGCACCCTGATCCTGGGTGCCCACGCCTACGGTTCCACCGAGATCGAGGGCGGCGGCCTGGAGCACATCGTGAAGCAGCTGGGCTACGGTGACGACCCCCTGAACCAGCGCGCATCTGTGGGCTGGAAGGCACACAAGACCGCTGAGCGCCTGGTGGAGCAGTACATGGTGCGCATTGAGAGCTGCAGCGCACGGTACAGTGCAACGGCTGAGGCAAACTAAAAGGGTTATTCTCTTTTGCGTGCCAAAAGAGAACCAGAAAAGCACCCGCTACTTTCGAAGCGCGGGAGGCACGAACTAGGGGCTGCTCGCCCCTAGTAACCCCGAAGAAGAAGGCTCCAAGCAAAAATGCTGGAGATTCGCGCATACACGCGAAGATCTCTTAACCGCATTTTTGCTCTGCGCCGATTTGAAATAAGTTACGGGAAAGGTTGATGGATATGGCAGAAGCAAAGAAAAAGACTGAGACGATCCGGCTGTTTTCGGACAGCGGGAAGTACAAGGGCGACCTGTTCGTGAGCGTGAATGGTGTGAACTACCAGCTGCAGCGCGGCAAGAACATTGAGGTGCCCCCGGAGGTGGCGGAGGTCATCCGCCACAGCCAGGAACAGGACGACCAGACCGCTGCCCGCATGGAAGAGCTGGCGAATAAGGCGTAAGTTTAACCCTCTCAGTGCGCAGTCCGGCATGGCCGGAGCTGCTTACAGCTCCCCCGAAGGGGGAGCCCTGCTTAGATGTATCCCCCCGGCCCGGCGGCACACGCTGTGCCGGGGGTTATTTGTTTGGAGGTCTTTTATGACAGTAGGAAAGGCAATTGAAACGACGACGACCGCCGCCAGTGACGGAAACAGGGAGGAGTTGTTGGGGCCGCGGCCAGCAGGACACGAGCACAAAGCTTTGTGCGAAGTGGACGCTGGGAGCCGCAACCCGGGTTGCAGATGTGAAAGGATGGGATAAGCGTGACAGTAGGAAAAGCAATCGAAACGGCTGACAAGCTGCGGCCCAACAACGGGTTTGACCGCGAGCTGAAGATCTTATGGCTGCGGCAGGCGGATGCGGGGTTGAGAAAGAGCGTGGTGGACAAGAGCGACACCACCGATTTTGATGCCGTGGGTGCGGATATTTTATACGACCGGGAGCAGGAACTTTTGCGGCAGGACGCGGAGCTGCTGCTGCCGGAGCCCTACGACAGCTACTATGCCCACTATCTGGCGGCCCAGATGGACGCGGCCCTGGGCGAGACCGACCGCTATGCCAACGAGATGCAGCTGGCCAACGAGAACCAGCAGGAGTTTGCAGCCTGGTGCAGGCACACCTACCTGCCCAGGATGGCCACGAAGTGGAGGTACTGAGATGGCACTGCCGAGTTTATACAGCATCTCGACGGGGAAGAGCATCCAGACGGCCTTTGGCGGCCTGAACGAAAGCTATGCCTGCGCCGAGGCAGAATTTACCGAGATGAAGAACTTTTCCAGCCGGGGATACCCCGCACTGCAGACCCGGACACCCCGGCGCACCATGCGGGCCATGGGCCGCTGCAACGGGATGTACCACCTGAACGGCCTGCTGCTGTGCGAGGGTACCACCCTGCGCTACACCGAGGACAGCGAGGACGACGTGGCCACTGCGGCTGCGGGCGGGGAGATCGTGCTGGAAAACGCCGTGACGGACAGCGAGAAAATTATGATCGGCATGGGCACGAAGATCCTGATCTGGCCGGATGCCAAGAGCTTTGACACGGCCACCGGAAAGCTGGAAGCCCTGAGCGCCGCATGGAGCCAGACCGGCACGGTGACCATTGCCCCATGCGACGCGGGCGGCAAGACCTACACCGTGAGCAGCGTGGGCACCACGGAACCTTCTGGCCCGGCGGACGGGACGCTGTTTCTGAAACAGAACTCCTCTTCCAGCAAGTGGGCCTATGTGAACGTGCTGGAACAGTACGATGCCAAGAGCGGCAAGTGGGCGGAGATCCTTTTGAACAGCGTGAAGATGACCCTGCCCGGGCTGGCCGCTGCGGGCTTCAAGAAGGGGGATACCATTACGGTGGAGCAGGTGCCCGGGCTGGTGGAAGAATATCTGGCCGAGGGCGTGAACGGTGAGGTGACCATTGAGCAGATGGACGGGGACAGCATTGTGCTGACCGGCAGCCCAAAGACCGAGAGCGCACGCTATTACGGCAGCTTTACCGTGACGGCGGGTGGTACCACCTGGAAGAGCATGAACGGCAGCGAGAGCGCCACAGCGGGCGGCACCACCATTACCGCCAGGCGGCGGGTGCCCCGGCTGGAATATGTGACCGAGAACGCAAACCGGGTATGGGGCTGCAACAGCGAGGAGAACGTGATCTACAGCTGCAAGCTGGGCGACCCCACCAACTGGTACAGCTACCGGGGCATTGCTTCGGACAGCTACGCCGTGAACGTGGGCAGTGACGGCCCCTTTACCGGTGCGGCCACCTGCATGGGCTATGTGCTGTTCTTCAAGGAGAACTGCCTGCACAAGCTCTACGGCAGCCGCCCGGCAGACTATCAGCTGGTGAGCGTGCAGTGCCGGGGCGTGGCCAAGCAGGCCAGCAAGAGCATGTGTGTGCTGGCAGAGGTGCTGTACTACCTTTCCCCCGACGGCGTGATGGCCTGGGACGGCAGCCTGCCGGTGAAGATCAGCGGCGGACTGGACAACACCTGGCTGATGAACGTGCGCGGTGCGGTGGGCGGTGTGCTGGACACCCGGTATTACCTGCATCTGCGGGTGCCGGGCCGGAACGAGACCCGGCTGCTGGTCTACGACACCGAACGGCGGCTCTGGCACGAGGAGGACACGGCGGCGGAAGAGAATGCTTCCGGCTGGGCGATGTGCTCCACGGGGCGGCAGCTCTACCAATGGGACGGCGTAAACCTGTGGGCCACCGAACCGGAACGGGAGGCCGACCGGGACACCGACACGGCAAAGGCGAATCTGGAACAGAAGGTGGGCTTTGAGGCTGTGAGCGGCGACATTGGACTGAACATCCCGGCGGACAAGTACATCAACCGGGTGTTTCTGCGGGTGGATGCCCTGACATACAGCGTTGTGGAGCTGCAGGCCAGCTATGAGGGCGGGGCCTGGGAGACGCTGGGCCAGGCAGCCGTTCTGAACAAATACACCCGGGTCAACCTGCCCTTTGTGCCGGAGCGGCACGACACCATGCGGCTGCGGATCAAGGGCACCGGGCAGATCGTGGTGCGAAGTATTGCGTTCAGCATGGCAGAGAGCCGGGGCAACCGGGTGGCCGGAGGGGAACCGAAACGATGACCCTCTCAGCGCGCAATGCACCTGCGGTGCAGTTGCTTGCAGCTCCCCCGAAGGGCAACGGCGACGACCGCCGCCAGTGGCGGATTGATGGAGGAGCTGTTGGGGCCGCGGCCAGCAGGATGCGAACGGAGTGAAGCAGACGCTGGGAGCCGCAACCCGATAGCTCTGCTTAGAGGAAGGAGATTTTATATGGCAGATATTACGAGGCTTGGCGAGATCGCCATGCCGAAACTGAGTGACAACATGGCCCCGGAGGACAGGCGGAGCATCAACAACTACCTGATGCAGCTGCGGGACCAGATGATGTACATGATGCAGAACCTGGACGAGACGAATTTCAGCGACACCATGCGGGACAAGCTGACCGCCATGGGGCTGAAGGTGGAGTAAACGAAAGGAGACAGTGAGAAGATGGCAAGAGGAGAATGGTGGGAGTACCTGATCCCGGGCCACAATGTGGGGCTGATGGTAGGGGATGTGTATGACGGCATTACCGGCAACAGCGAAAAGAATGCGGGCACCGGCGTGTTTGGAACCAGAAAGAACGGTTCCAACAGCTACCAGTACGCCCAGAGCAATGACCGGGTGACCACGGCAAAGAACAATTTGGATTACATCAAAGGACAGAAGCCCGGGGAGTATCAGAGCGAGTACGGCAGCCAGATCAGCGGCACGCAGAGCCAGCTGGACAAGATGAACCGGGACGGCTTTTCTTACGACTACACCAAGGACGCAGCTTACCAGCAGTACAAGAACCAGTACACCCGGGGTGCGGAGCTGGCCAGCGAGAACGCTGCCGCCAACGCTTCGGCCCGCAGCGGCGGCTACGGCAACAGCTGGGGCACTTCCAGCGGGCAGACGGCCTACCAGAGCACCATGAACGGGCTTTCGGACGTGGCAGACAGCTTATACAACCAGGCTTACAACGAATATGCCACCAAAAAGAGTGACCTGGGCAACCGGCTGAGCTCTTTGCAGCAGCAGGAAAAGCTGGCGCAGGATGCTTACAACACCCGCCTGAACAATTACTATGGCCAGCTGAACAGTGCTCAGACCGAGTATGCCAACGCGGTGGGGGCCAACCAGAAGAAGGATGCGAACAACACCAACTTCTGGGGGAACGTATTGCGGATCGGTGCACAGCTCGCCGGGCCGCTTATCGTGAAGATGATGACGGGTGGCTTGCTCTGAAGACCGGTGTGGGGCCCTGCGACAGAGGACAGAAAGAAGGGAACTTTATGTTATTTGATACCTTACGGAGAAAGAACCAGGCGGAACAGGAAGAGCGGGAATGGAACGCCAACCGCCCGGCGGACTATGTGAGCCGGAACAAGGACGCAATGGACAGCCTGACCGGGCAGATCGGCAGCGGGTTCGACTGGGACACCGGCAGCAAAGCCTACCAGCAGTACCGCGCCCAGGCCCAGGCCAATGCTGCCGCCAGCGCGGAGAACGCCCAGGCCAACGCGGCGATGCTGGCGGGTGGGTATGGCAGCAGCTACGCCGACAGCGTGGCAAAGCAGGGCCAGCAGCAGGCGCTGAGCGGCATTGACAATGCGGTACCCGGCCTGAGAGGCCAGGCACTGAGCGAATACCAGAAACAGCAGAACGACCTGCTGAGTGCCCTTTCCGGCATGGCCAACACCGAGGCGCTGGATCGCAGTGCCTACGGCAGCAATTTTGCCAACTACACGGCGTGGCAGAATTTCCTTGCCAACCAGAGCGAACAGGCCCGGAACGAGAACGACAACTACTGGAACAACCTCTGGAACACGGTAAAGAACATCGGCTCGGCGGCTCTGACGGCCTACGATGGGTACAAGGGGTACACGCAGCAGCAGTGGGAGAACGACTTTGCCCGGGAACAGTGGGAGTACAACAAGAACCGCACCGACCAGAGCGATGCCCTGAACGCCTATCAGCAGGCGTTCAACCTGTACACCCAGGGAGCCGGGGATGCTTCTGCCGATGTGCTGAACCGGTACGGCCTGAACAAGGATGCCTTTGCCAACTACACCGGCGCACCGGTGACCCGGGACGATCAGGCAAGCGTGCTGACCACGGCGGCTTCCCTTGTGGCAAACGGCAACAGCGAGGCGGCGGCCAACCTGCTGAAGATGTACGGGCTGGACAGCAATGCAGCCGGTTCTTACGGCACCATTGCAAAACGTCAGCTGGCGACCCAGCTGGCAAAGGCGGCAGCTACGAAGAGCAGCAGAAGTTCGAGAAGTTCCGGCGGCTCCAGCAAGAGCGGAAGCGGGTGGACAAACAGCCAACTGCTGACGGCGCTGGGTAAGTATCAGAGCCTGAAGGATGATGACCCGACCAAGAGCGTCTATGCGAACATTCTGGCCAGCGCCGGAATGCTGCCGGACGGTGACACGGGCACAACAGCAGCGACCGGAACTGGCAGCGGGCTGATCGCCCCGCTGGCGAATCCGAACAAGTGGGCCCTGCCCGGGGGAACCACGGGAGGGAGCACGGGTAAGAGTACCGGAATGCCGTACAGCAATGCCCTGAGCTATGCAAAGGGGTGGAGTGCAGAAGGGGTGGATTCGGATACGATCTATGCCAGGCTGGTCAACATGGGCATAAATGATGACGTGGCGGCCAAGGTCTGGAATGCGATGGGATGGTAAGGAGAACAAAAATGGCATGGACAGCAGAACAGATGGCCCAAAAGCGGGCCAAACTTCAGAAAAAAACCAATGCCGCTGCTGGTGGGGCAGAACCCCTCAGTCAGCGCAAGAGCGCTGACAGCCGCAACCCGTTAGCCCTTGGCAGTACGGGAAACTCTGTGTCGGACAATAGCAATCCATGGACGGCGGAAAAAATGGCCGAAAAACGTGCGGCACTGCAAACCCAGAAACAGCAGACGGGCACCGACCTGTACTCCACGGCGCTGGAGGATTACCGGACAAGGAACAACCTGGGCTTTGCGGATGCCATGGACAACCGGAGCGACGAGCTGAACCGGCAGAAGGTGACAGTGAGCCCGGCGGGGAAGGGAACGTGGTACGGACAGCAGGCCCAGAAGCTGAAGAACAGCTATGCGGAGTACAGCCAGCCGGATGCCTTTGACCAGGCCAACCAGTGGTTTGACCAGCCTCGGAATCAGGAGCTTGTGAACAAGCTGCTGGAAAAGAAGAGCAATTATACCAGCTATGCCGAGACCGGCACCAGCAGAAACGGGGCCAGCGCCGGGGATGGTAGCATCGACCCCTTCCGCACCACGGGAATCAAGGGGAAGGTGGGCAACACCTACAGCACGGCGGACCTGAAAAAGCTGGGGTACACGGACACGGAGATCCGGCAGGCCAGGGAGTATCTGGACACTATGGAAGAAATCCCGGAGTGGAAGCAGCTGGCCCGGCGGACGGCAAACACCGTGGGCGGCGTTGCGGACACCGTGGCCGCTGCCCCGCTGATGGGTGCGGAGTACCTGGTGCAGGCCGGAAAGAACATCCGGCAGAGCAGCGAGAACCGGAAAGCACTGGAAGCAGAGCTTGCCCGGAACCCCCGCGAGAAGAACCTGTATGACCAGCTGATGGAAACTGACATGGACTACCAGCCCAAGTACAGCACCGGCGACCTGTTGCAGCAGGGATTTACCCGGCAGGAGATCGAGGACATGCGCAGCCGCATTGCCGGAACGGAAGCAAAGGGTGGCATCGACACGGAGAAGAGCGTGGGCTACCAGCTGTACAACCGGGGCCAGCAGCTGACGGGCGCGGCCCAGAGCGGCCTGACCGATGTGCAGCGGACCGTGCAGGGCGTGGCGACCAGCGCGGCAGAGAACCTTGCCGTGGCTGCCATCAACCCGGCGGCGGTGCTGCCGGTGCTGAGTGCCCAGGGCGCTGCGGATGCCATGGGCAAGAGCGCGGCCAAGGGCGAAAGCGCAGGCAAGGCGCTGGTGGGCGGCGTGGCCAAGTTTGGCGCAGGATGGGCCATCAACAGCGTGGGTGCGGCTGATCTGGCAAGAACCATGGGCGCGGACTACGCCAGAAATTCCGTGGCGGGAGCTGTGGCAGACAAGATCCGGGCGCTGGCTGGGGATTCGGCCTTTGCGGCGGCACATCCGGCAGTTGCCAACGCCATTTCCGGCGGCATTGACAACGCCATGCAGGCCTTTGTGGAGACCTACGCCGACAAGGCCATTGATGCGGCCCTGGGAGACAGCGAAGCTGCCCAAACCATGTTTACCACGGACACGCTGGTTCAGGCGCTGGAAGCGGGGCTGACCGGCGGTGCGTCCGGTGCACTGGGCGGCGCTGTGGGCACAGGGCTTTCCAGGATGAACGCGGGAGATTCCAGCCTGCGGGGCAACGTGGAGCGGTATGCCGCTCAGGACGAATACGAGCAGGCGCTGAAGGAACACCAGCGCCGTGAGGAGCTGGCGCGGGAACCGGAACCCCTCAGTCAGCGCGTGAGCGCTGACAGCCCCCCTAATAGTGGGGCCCTTGGCATGTCGGTGGAGTCTGATGGGACTGAAAAAGGCTCTGCTGACCTGAAAGCGGCGGGCCCTGCGGTTGAGGGCAACAGTGCAGAAACTGCTGCCATATCGGACAACTTGGCTGTGCAGACGTTTGCAGAAGCGGCGGCCGGTGACAGCCTGACAGGCAAGACCATCAGGCTGTTCACCCCGGAGGCCGGAAACGAGGCAAACCGCGCGGCTTTTGAGGAAGCCTATGGGGTGAAGTTGCCGAGCACGGCTGCGGCTACCCGGCGGATGCTGCGGGAAGTGGCGGCACAGCGCAGCCAGCAGAATGCTGTTGAGAACGCTGGGGAAAGTGTGGAAAGCTCCACGGAAACAGCGGCGGACGGTGCAGAACCCCTCAGTCAGCGCATAAGTGCTGACAGTCCCCCTAGTATGGGGGCCCTTGACAGGACGGGAAACGTTGAGCTGACTGCGCAGAATGGAGCTGACCGGCAGGCTGTGATGCAGTCGGTCCCTGTGGAAGAAAGCACCCTTGACGGGATGGACAGCAGCAACAGCCAGATGCGGGAGACCTACGGCATGGAAGCACCGAGGACGGAGGGCCAGAAGCAGGCCCGGACGGAGCAGGTGCTGCGGAGCTGGAAGGTGGGCGAAAAGGCGGCGCAGGAGATCAGCCTGAAACAGCCGGAAGGCGTGGACAGTGACCGCTATGCGGCGGCAGCATCCACTCTGTACCGGTTGGGCCAGATGGAGGACGTGAAGACCTTTGACCAGGCGCTGGAGCTGGCGGGCACCGGCAGCGGCATGGCGGCCAACGTGAACTATGTGCTGGGCAACCTCAAGGGCCGGAACGCGCTGAAGATCGCCTACACCTACGGCAGGGATGCGGCAGAGACCCGGTGGGCCAAGAGCCAGCTGGGCGGAAATCTGACGGAACAGAGCCTGACGGGCAGGGGTGAGACCATTTACAAGGGGACCTTGCGCAATGCGAACGACGCTGGAAGCCAGGTGATCGAGCTGAACGCGGCAGCAACCGGCACCACGGCGGTTCTGAAAAACGTGCTGCAGAACGGTGCGGGACAGGCAGACAGCCGGGTGCGGGCCTATGTGGACACGGAGACGGCCCGGATCTTCTTTGGGGACAGTGCACAGGATACGTTCGGCACGGTGCTGCACGAGGACTACCACTGGTACAACGCACTGGACAGCGAGGGAGCAAAGACTTTGCAGGACCATGCCCTGCTGTATCTGGCCAGGAGCAGCGGCTTTGAGACCGTGGACGAGATGATCCGGGAGAAGATGACCGACTATGCCCAGCAGAACCTGACCTATGAGGAAGCTGCCGAGGAGCTGGTGGGCGATGCCTGGCGAGGCATCTTCTCCAATGAATCCGATTTCAAGCGCTGGGTGGAGTTCCAGCGCGGGCAGGCCGAGAAGAACAGCGGCAGGGCCGGAACCATCCGCACCGTGATGAACCGGGTGAAGGAGATGCTGGGCGGCATTGTGAGCCGGGCAAAGGAAGTGCTGACCCTTGACCCCGACAACCGGGCGGCCCTGAAGGCCCAGCGCCTGGCCGAGAACGAGCGCAGAATTTTACAGGACGAATACTTTGCCCACGCTGAAAAAGCGATGGACAACCTGCGCAGTGCAAAAGAAAATGCCGCTGCCCTCAAGACAGAGAGCGCGGCGGAAGGACGCAGTATGCGGTTCCAGCTGCAGGAGGGGGAGGAAACCCTTGAAAAACAGCTGAACCGTAATCTTGGCCGGTTGGAACAGATGACACCGGCGGCTGAAATCACTGGAAAAGAAATTGAGTACGGTGCTACCAGCAAAGAAAATGCTGAAAATATCGTCCGATTCTTTGAATCCATTGGCGGAAAAGTAGAGCGTGATGGATTTGGTGTGGTGGAACTGACCCGCAAGGGAGCCAAGGCAACCGTGCAGCATGGAAACGGCCCGGTGAAGCAGATCGCTGCAGCGGCCATTCCCAACGTAATCCGGTACGGTGAACAAATTGGTTTCGTGGAAAACTGGAAAGGACGGGGGTACAACACTCATACCTTTGTGGCTCCGGTTGTGGTGGACGGTATCAAAATCTATGAGGCTGTTATTGTAAATGAGTATACTGTTCCGAATGCGGCGAGCAAATTCTATGTCCATGAGGTATGTGGTTCTGATGGTAGCCTGCTGACCATTGAGAATGGGAAAATAACAAAAAAAGAAAGCAGCCTTACCACGGTACTCAAAACCGAGCAGGGCGATGAAGCCCCTAAGCTGCTTTCTAAAAACAGTATAGCACAAGAAAATGCCGAAAGCAAGGGAAACAGCGAACCTGTGAAGAAATCGGTGCGGTTCCAGCTGAGTGCTCCGGTGGAGGTGGACAAGAACAAAGACCTTGTGGCCGTGCACAACCTGACCGCCGAAAACCTGCAGGAAGCGCTGGAGCTGGGCGGGATGCCCTCGCCGTCTATTGCGGTTGTGAAAGCCCAGGAAGGTCACACCAAGTATGGCCCCATCTCGCTGGTGTTCAACTCCGATACCATTGACCCCATGGTGAACCGGGCAAACCGTATCTATGGTTCGGATGCCTGGACACCCACCCGGCCCAATGTGGAGTTTGAAGTGAATTACGATGCGATGCGGGACTTTGAAAGCAAGGTGGATTCGGCAAGCAAAGATGCGTTTGAAGGAAAATTTGCGAACAGCGCTGCGTTACAGCGCCTTGGAATTGAAGAGACGAGCAGCTCCGACCGGGCAGAGCTTGCCCAGCGCCTGGAGGAAAACACGGCAGTGCAGCTGGCCTATCTGGAAGCGAAAGGTAAGACTGTGGAGCCGGCGTATAAGACAGAACGGGACCAGTTCGACAGCCTGGGCAATGATACCCTGGAAAAGGTGATCGAACACATTGGCGCGGATGAAATCAAAGCTGCATTCGAGGGTGGTGACTTTGACCAGCTGGATCAGCTGGCAGATAAAGCGGCGGACGCACTGGAAGAAAAGTATACTCACGGACAGCTGGAGGGCCAGAACCGGCGTTGGCAAATGCGCATTGACAAGATGAGGAATGACAACCGTGGACGACTGTATGGGATGCTGGAGCACGCCTACAAAATGCTGACCGATACCAATGCCGGAAAGCAGGCGATGGATGTGGAAGCGACCAGGGAGGCTATCCGGCAGGAAGCTCCGGCAGAAGATGTGAAGAACTGGGTGTATGACCAGTTGGGAAATGTTCTAGGACAGAAGGGAATCCGAAACGGAAAAGACCGTTTTACTCCGGCAGGGATAAAGCGCAGTTTTGCCCAGCTGCACAACAGCTACACGCTGGAAAACCTTGTGGCTGCTATGAATGCTCAGAATGCACGAGGGCAGGATACATGGGGCCTTTCGGCCAGCACCCTGATGAGCACGGCCACGGCGGAGTACCAGAACCTGGACGAAGTGCGGGCGGACAAGGGCCGCTTGCAGCAGATGCCGGAAGAAGAGTACAAGGCGCTGCTGGAAAAGGCAGATGACCAGATCAGCGATATCCTTGACAAGCTGCGGAGAGAGACTACGCCCCATGCAGACAACAGCTTTGAAGAGCGGGAAATCCTGGGCGGCATCCTGATGCAGGCCGCACAGGGAAAACAGACGGCGGCAGCCATTGGAAAGGCCTTTGCAAAAGAGGGGTATACCATTGGCAAGGACACGGCCCAGATGATCCTGAACCTGTACAAGAACGTGGCTGCTATTCCCACCGGGTACTTTGAAGCGAAGCCCCAGCGGGCCGTGGGCTTTGATGAGGTGCGGGCGGCGATCCTGCCCGACAACACCAGCAGCACCCTGATCGACAGCCTGAAAGAGACCGGCATTGACGTGAAGCTCTACAAAGCCGGGGACGATGCCCAGCGCACGGCCCTGCTGAACAAGGTGCCGAACGTCCGTTTCCAGCTGGCCGAACAGGCGGAACGGGACGCGAGGAAGAACACCCAGCGGCAGGCAAGCCGGGCCATTGCGGACAACAGCGCGGCGATGGAAACGCTGGCCCAGATGATGGGTGTGACCCACGGTGTGAGGATCAGCCAGGATTCCATTGACGGGCTGGCGGTGCGATGGACAAAGGCCAACGGCAGCAGGGCCGACCGGACGAAGATTGCCGGAGAGACCCGGGCGCTGGTGGAGTACATGACGGCAGACGGGGCCAGCATGAGCAAGGCCAGCGCGCTGTCTGAGACCATTGCGGATGAGATTCTGAGTGGGGCCACCTACCGGAATACCGAGCTGTGGGACGAGTACCCGGAATACCACGACCTGAGCTACACGGTGAACAAGGACGGCCCGGCCAAGGCGGAGCTGGTGAAGCGGTACGGGACGTGGAGCGAAGCGGTGGCGGAGGCCCGGAAGCACGGCGTGAAGCTGCGGCAGGCAGAAGGCGTGCGGGACGGCAACCCGGCGGAAGTGTATGAATCCATCGTCAACGACACCCGGGCCATGGGCGGCACCAAGGAAGGGGCAGCGGCCTTGTTCCGGGGCGCGGCCCAGGAGGCAGGCGTGGACGGCGCGGCCAGCATGGAGAGCACCGAGTGGCTGGATGTGCTGATGAACGTGCACGATGCCATCAAGCCCAGGATGATGAGCCGCTTTGCAGATGCTGCCGAGTACGAGGATGCCAAAGTGGAGCTGGCCGACCGGATGCTGGGTGATATCCTGAACGTGCCGGAGATGACCGATGCACAGGCCATCTTTGATGGGTTCCAGCGCTGGCAGCGCCAGGCTGTGGCTGCTGCCGTGGGCGAGGAGAACGCGGAGCAGGCGCTGAAGGATCTGCGGAAGGTGCAGAAGGAGCAGAACCGGGAGTTCAACCGGAGGATGTATGAGAACAGCCGGAACGGAAGCCGAGATGAAGCACTGCGGCAGTGGACAGAGCAGCAGAAGCGGAATGAAAAAGCAGAAAAGCTGCTGGATCAGAATCTGGATACGCTGGGGCTGGACATCACCAACTACGGCGACATGGCCGAAAAGCTGGACGTGCTGAAGGAAGCCTACGAACGGGAGTGGAAGGCCGAAAAGAAGCGACTGAAGGAAGAACGCCAGCAGATGCTGGACGAGATCCGGCTGGAAAACAAACAGTTGAAGCGGGAGAACTGGAACCTTTCGCACCAGGTGGCAGGAGAACAGCGCCGGGCTGACAGAGCTGAGTGGCAGCTGATCCATCAGGAAAACGAACTGCTGGAATGGGAGCAGGAAAACCAGCGCAAAGCTCAGGAGTGGCAGGAAAAGCAGGCGGAGCGAAACGCAATCGCCATCACTGCAGCCCAGCAGCAGCGGGACGAGGACATTGCCATTGCAAAGAAGCTGGCTGAGAAGCGGGTACAGAAAGCTCGGGACGGCCGGCAGAAGGACGAGCTGCGGCGGGGCATCCGGGCCAATGCTGCCCAGCTGAACCAGATGATCCTGCGGCCCAGCAAGGACCGGTATGTGCAGCCCCACCTGATCCAGCAGGCGGCAGAGGTGGCAAAGCTGGCGGATATGACCCTGCTGAACGACCACGCCGTGGCCAGGCTGACGGCCCTGCGCACCAGCATCATGCAGTCGATGGGAGCCGAGAACAGCTCCAACGGCATCAGCGAGGACTGGAAGCTGAGCAAGGTGCCGGAGCTCATCGACGCGCTGCAGGCTGACCTGAATGCCAGCAAGCAGGCCCAGCTTGACCGGCTGAACCAGCAGCTGACAGAGGCCGAGGCACTGCCGGACAGCGAAAAGGCCGAGATGCTGCGTGACCGGCTGAGAAAGCGGATCCGGGAGACCGAGAACCGCACCTATCTGCCCATGACGGTGGACCAGATGCGGATGCTGAAAGCCATTACCACCAGCACACTGCATGTAATCCGGACGGCAAACAAGACCCTGAGCTTGCAGAAAGCCGAAGCGGTGGACAAGATCGCCAACGAGGCGGCTGCAGAGGTGCGCCAGAGCAAGGGCAACGATGGAAAGCTGCGGAGCGCCCTGACCAGGTACAACCTGGACATGCTGGGGGCTGGCCGTGTGTTCCGGATGCTGGGCGGCTACGCAAAGAACAGCCAGATGGAGAAGCTGGGCACCATGCTGAATGACGGCCAGCGGGAACAGACCCGGATCACTGTGGAGGGAACGAAGCTCTTTGACAATGTGACGGGCAAGGCGAACCTGAGACAGATGGAAAAATTCGCCGGTCCGGGCGCGGAGCTGGTGGACATTGGCCTGAAGGACAGCAAGGGTCGGGCTGCACCGTTGACCCACGCCCAGCTGTGCAGCCTGTACATGCACCTGCAGAACGCCGACAGCCGGGAGCACCTGCTGAACGGTGGCCTGACGATCCCGGATGCGGAGGAGTACAACAGGGGCGACATTGAGAAGGCTTACCAGAAAGGCCAGACCGTGAAGATCGGGATGCTGAAGGACAGCGCGGGAAACCCCATGGCCGACACCGTGATCCAGGCCGTGGAGAAGGCCATGACCGACTACGACCGGGCCTGGTGCGAGGACATGAAGAATTTCTTCGGCAGCTACACCACGAACCTGATCAACGAGACAAGCATGAAGCTGCTGGGTTACCAGCGGGCCACCGTGAAAAACTATTACCCCATTGCGGTGGACAAGACGGCGCTGGCGACCCAGATCGAGGGCGTGAAACTGGATGCCACCATTGAGGGCCGGGGCTTCCTGAAGAACCGTGTCAAGAGCCAGATGCCCATCCTGCTGGAGGAGTGCAGCAGCGTGGTGCAGCGGAGCCTGCGGGACACGGCAGCCTACGCCGGACTGGCGGCACCCATCCGGGATGTGCAGAAGGTGCTGAACAGTAGCATTGAGACCGAGGACGGCATCAAGATGCTGAAAAATGGTATCCTGAAAGAGCAGTGGGGCCAGAGCGCGACGAACTACATCGATGACCTGCTGACCGACCTGCAGACCACGCAAAGAAAGCGCTCGACCACAATGACCAAAGTGCTGGACAGGTTGCGCGGCAACTATGCGGGCGCGATCCTGACGCTGAACCCGGGCGTGGCCATTGCCCAGGCAGCATCTCTGCCAACGGCGGGCGCGGTACTGGGTGCGGATACCATGGCGGCGGTGGTGCCGTTTGTGAAGAACCTCTCCGGCAAGCAGCGGGCAGCGCTGGAACAGGAAATTGCCCAGCATGGGGATGTGCTGCTGCGATACCGACTGCGGGGAAGCCAGCGCGGTGAGCTTGCCAGCATTGGCGTGAGCCAGGGCGCGGCAGAAAAGGCCATGGACAAGCTGCCAAAGTGGGTGACCGGCTGGATCAACAGCATGGACGAGATCACGGTGGCGGCACTGTGGGAAGGCTCCAAGCGGTATGTGGAGCACCATACCAATGAGTTTGCAGAGGGTGCAGCCACGAAAGGAAGCGAAGCCTACTGGGAAGCCGTGAACAAGATGTATCAGCGGGTCATTGAGGAGACCCAGCCCAACTACACCACCATGCAGCGGGCGGGAATCCAGCGAAATCCGGATCAAATGACCAAGACCCTGACCATGTTCACGACCCAGCGTTTCCAGAACTACGGCATTATGGCCGATGCGGTGATGGACTACAACGCCCAGAAGGCACGGGACAAGGCTGCACACAGCAGCGAGACGGCAGAAGAAGTGAAGCGGGCCGGAAAGAACCTGAACCGGGCCATTGTGAGCCAGATCACCCAGACTGCTGTGTTTGCACTGATGAAGATCGGTGCGGACTTCCTGCTGCACCGGTGGGACAGAGAGCAGGACGAGAACGGAGATGTGACCGCAGCCAGCGTGAGTAAGCGATTCCTGAATCTGTACACGGAAAGCTTTGCGGGCAACTTCCTGTATGGCAGCGAGCTGTACAGCGCTGTGGGAAATGCAGTGAACGGTACGGATTACGATGTGGTGAGTGCAACCAACATCAGCGCTGTGAATGATCTTTTTGCAGCAGTAACGAAGTTTTCCAGCCTTGTCCGGCAGGACACCGGTGACATGACGGAGGAACAGCTGGAAGCGTATCACCAGAAACTGCGAAAGGCAGGCGTTAACCTGATGCAGTACGGGTTTGAAATTGCGGGTGTGCCTATGGGGAACGCCCGGAAAATGCTGGATGCCTTTGATGCCTATGTGGAAGATGCACGAGGCATTGCAAGCGGAAGCGGCTTTTCGTTCAGCTCGACCCCGACGAGCGCCACCGGGCAGTATGACCGGCTGTACAACGCCATTGCCGAGGGGGACACGGACAACGCCAGCGGTGCTATGGCGAAGCTGGAAGCCATGGGCAAGGACGAAAAGACCATTGCCAGCCAGCTGAAGAACCGGCTGAAGAAATACAGCCCGGAGGTGGAGCAGGCTGCACAGGCCCGGAACGAGGGAAAAGACAGCCAGCGCCAGGAGCTGACAAAGCAGCTTGTGCGGGAAATGTACGAGACCCTGGGCATCCGGGAGGGTGTGAAAGCTGACGCGGAAAAGCGGACATGGGTGATCGACCTTGTGACCGAAGCCATTGAAAGCAAGGCCGAGGAGCTGTACAAGGGCGGCACCGAGGGCAGCGTGTACGATGACCTGACTGAAGCGGTGGACACCGGCAGGACCAGCGACGTGCAGGATGAGATCCGGCGGCTGCGGACGGCGGGCAAGGAGGACGGCAGCATCAAGACGAAGATCACGGCGGCGGTGAAGGAAGAGTATCTGGCGGGCAACGACCAGGACCGGGAGAAGCTGGAGAAGCTGCTGACGAGCCTGACCAAAGAGGACGGGACGGCTATGTATGAGGAAAAGAACTTTGCCCAGTGGGTGAAGGACGCGGCAAAGAAGGAGGAACAGGCAAAAAACAGCAAGGATGAGTGGGCAGGGGTGAGGTGAACCTCTCAGTCACGCTTTGCGTGACAGCTCCCCTAGTAGGGGAGCCAAGTTCACGTTGCTGCTCTTTTTGGGGGAGCCCTGCTTAGAAGAAAGGGAGACCGTTCACCCCGAACGGTCTCCCTTTTTTTTGTATGTCCGGGGTAGTTGCACCCGGCGGGGCGTGATAGGATAGGGGCAGGAAGGGAGTGAAACTGTGAGCCAACTGGATATCAAGATCAGAAAGCTGCAGGACAACGGTTCGACGTTCCGGGCAAACATTGAGACGCTGTATCTGGGCGGTGTGCGGAGCGCCAAGGTGGACCGGCTGCACTTTGAAGTGCCGGAGGAGTGGAAGGCGTGCACCATCTCGCTGCATGTGAAGCGGCTGAGCGGCACCCTGCCGGACCCGCAGATCCTGGACGAGAACAACAGCGCACTGGTAGACCGGCGGTGGACACTGGAAAAAGAGGGCACCTGGATGCTGCTGGCCATCAACGACAGCGGCTACATTGCCATGACCAAGCCCGGCAAGTACACCTGCTATGACACCATCGACACCGACACGACCACCGAGAACATTACGCCGAGCATCTATGAACAGTTCGTGGCCGAGGTGACGAAGTACGCCAAGCAGGCGCTGGAGAGCATGAACGCGGCCAAGACCAGCGAGACAAACGCAAAAACATCCGAAACCAACGCGAAAGCCAGCGCGGACAAGGCGAAGGCAAGTGCTGACAGCATGGATTCAAGTGTGGCCACCTGCACCACAAAGGCCAAGGAGGCCGAAGCGAGTGCGGTAAGAGCCAAGACCAGCGAGACCAACGCAAAAACGTCGGAGACCAATGCCAAGGCCAGTGAGAATGCGGCAAAGACGAGTGAGACAAACGCCAAAGCCAGCGCTGACGCAGCCAAGAGCAGCGAGACCAAGTCCGCCGCCAGCGAGAAGAACGCCAAGACCAGTGAGACCGCCGCCAAGCGGGCCCTGCAGGACACGGAGACGGAGCACACCACCGCCTTGCAGGACATCACACGGGCCCGCACCACAGCCTTGAACGACGTGGCGGCCTCCACCAGGACGGCCACCGCTGCGGCAAACACTGCCGCCCAGCAGGCCACCGCCGCTGCGGGGAGCGCGTCCACCGCCGCCACCAAGGCCGGGGATGCATCCACCAGTGCGGGTGAGGCATCCACCAGCCGTCAGGCAGCAGAAAAGGCGCAGAAGGCCGCAGAGGATGCCGCAGCGCTTGCCGGGACACGGGCAGGCACGGATAAGACCCTGTCCGTGCCCGATGCACCGGCAGACGCAAAGACCGTGGGCGACAAGTTCAAGAGTATCAAGACCGACTGGAATTCCGTGACGGATAAGCCGGAGACGTTTCCACCGAGTGCGCATAACCACTCGAAATTGGAGTTCGAGAACAAGAATGAAGTGAATTTTGTTGGCATTCCAGAAAACAACACAGTCTACTGGGGATACCGAGACAACACCATTGATGAGTATCGGTTTAATGACGGTCGAGGAAGCGGCGCTTTTGCAAATGTCAGGGCCAAAAAATTCATTGGTTCGCTGGATGGTAATGCAGAGACCTCCACAAAAACAACCGGCATAACCGACTATAATAGTTCATCCAGAACAATCCAAGTCGGCTATGCGGGCGACGGCCTTAATACGTCGAATCTGACGCACATTGCCGGTTATACGGATGACGGTACGAAGATCAAAAATGTTTCCAAGGATGTGCTGAAAAGCTGGCTCGGGGTCACCAACATCACATCCCAAACCAGTGACCCCGGTGCGGGAAGCAGCCTTGCAACCGGCTCTATCCTGCTGGTGTACGTATAAGGAGGAGAGAACATGGCGATTTATACCGGAATCGGCGGAAGTGCCAAATCGGTCTCCAAGATCTACATCGGCGTGGGCGGTACCGCAAGGCAGGTGCACAAGGGCTATATCGGCGTGGACGGCGTAGCCAAGAAGTTCTATGACGGCGGCAATCCCATCAGTTCCTTTGCATTGGGGACTGAATTTGGCATCTCAGACCCAAGCGGCAACAAGACCTACTGGTATAAGCTGATCCATAAGGGCGTTCCGGGCGGCGGGTTGTACGACAGCACGGCCAACGGTGCATGGCTCTGGAGAACAGACATTGCGGCATCCACTTCCATCAGTAACAATTACATCTACGGCTACGAAGGATGGGCACTGGACAACTGGTGCGTCAACTACCCGGGCGGAAATATCAAGTCCAGTGTGGCAAACCGCCTGATGACCGTGCATCTGCCCTACGTGAAGCAGTCGGATTACAGTTCGGCCAATGTTTCCTCCGGCTCAAACGGCCTTTCGAGAAAGTGCTTTCTGCTTTCCGCGGTCGAGATGGGTATTTACACCTGGCAGGGCATAGATGGCCTGATGGCGCAGGAGGGTGCAAAGCTGGACTACTTCGACTATACAACTGCTGCCACCGACAAGCGAAAAGCAGGCGACGAATACTGGACACGCTCCAAACGAACCCACAACGGCAACTATATGTACGCGTTTTATGCGGACGGAAGTTTCTGCAATGAAGGCTACAGAGAGGACTCGCACGGTCTGCGCCCCTGCATCGTGCTGCCGCTGAACACGCTGGTGAGAACGGTTACATTCTGGGGCGCGGAATTTAATTATATTGACTGAGCACCCAGAGAGGAGATTTCAAAATGGAAGAAACAACGATCCGCCCCGGGTACACGATGCCGACCGAGACCGACGGCACCCCGGCAGATTACAGCGCGATCGAGGCTGCTGTGAACGCACACAACCAAAATGCACAGCCCGGAGAAGCTTACTGGGGCATCCGGCTATGCGGGGCGGAGTATGAGGTGTATGAATACGGGGAAGTTCCTCAGCCACCGACCGCCGAAGAGCTGGCTGCACAGGAAAAGGCCCATAGGGAAGCCCAGCAGCGGCAGGAGGCGCTGGACAAGCTGCCGGAGACGCTGGAAGCGCTGAAAAACGAAAACGAAATGCTGAAGCAGTGCTTGCTGGAAATGAGCGAGACTGTCTATGCGTAAAATCACACAAAAAATCGAAAGGATGGTACTTATGATGGCTATGTTATGGGCACAGGAAATTATGTCTGCTGAGACTATGGAGGAGGCAAAGGCTCTGTATGAGCGCTGCCCCCGCTTGCTGAAGGAGAAGGTCAAGGCGATTCTCGTCAAGAGCGAGTTTGAGGAAATCACACAGTAAGGAGGCGCAGAGCAATGGATGACCTGAAGGTGCGCATCACACTGGGTGACACGACCCTGGAGGGCACATTGGACGAGCTGCTCGAGAGCGGAACTTTCAAAATGGAGTATGACCAGGCAGGGCTTAACAAGATCGTGCAGGAAGCTGTTGCCCTACAGAGAGCTGAGTATCAGAAAGACCCGCAGCATTACCATGTGCATACCATGACCATGGACGAGCTACCGCATCATCCCTGCACAGCATATGGGATTCGACATTTCCATGCATGGCCAATCTGCAGTGGAAAGCATGTCACGATTTGGCCCAATGATGACACCGGTACGAGTTGGCGAGTTTATGTGGGAGGCACTTTGAATACTGCAAAGGAGGTGCAGAGCAATGTCCAGAACCATACTTGACGTTTCCCGCTGGCAGGGCCGCATTGACTGGGACAAGGTCAAGGCAAGCGGCCTTGTTTCCGGCGTGATGATCCGGGCCATGGGCAACAGCAAAGAGGGCAAACCCAGCAAGCCCTACATCGACCCCTATTTCGCCCGCAACTACGCCGAGTGCCAGCGCCTGGACATCCCGGTGGGCGTGTATGGCTACTTCAAGGCCACCACCAAGGCACAGGCCGACAGGGAGCTGGCCCTGTTCAAGCAGGCGCTGGGCGGCAGAACGTTCCAGCTGCCGGTGGCTGTGGACATTGAGGACAAGCTGCAGGAGGCCTTGAGCAAGTCTGCCCTGACCGACATTGTGGCCCACTGCCTGAGCGTGGTGGAGAGCTGGGGCGTGTACGCCATGCTCTACACCGGCCTGTACTTCGGGCAGAACAACCTTTACATGGGCGGCACGGCCCTCAAGCCCTACGACGTATGGCTGGCGGCCTACCGCGCCGAGAAGCCCGCTCCCGGCTGGGCCTTCGGCATGTGGCAGTACACCAGTAGCGGCAAGATCCCCGGCATCGCCAAGGGTGCAGACCTCAGCGTGGCCTACAAAGACTACGCGGGCATCATCCAGCGGGCCGGGCTGACAAAAGTGAGAGGAGCATAAGTGATGAGCAAGAGGCTTTTTATCAGCCAGCCTATGAACGGCCTATCGGACGAGCAGGTGCTGCAGGAGCGTGCCGCAGTGATCGGGAAGGCAAAAGCCGTGTTTGGTGACGATGCGGTTCCTCTGGAAACGTTCTTTGAGGACTTTGGCCCCGATGCGAAGCCGCTGGATTATCTGGCACGCAGCATCGAGTTTCTGGCTAAGGCTGACGTGGCGGTTTTCGCCCCGGGCTGGGAGTACGCACGCGGCTGCCGCATTGAGCGGCAGTGCGCCGAGGAATACGGTATTCCGGTAATGGAGGTGTGAGACCGATGACAAGTTGTCTGATTTCAGATGCGCCATACGCACCCTGGCTCTCGGAGGTTCTAGCTACACTGGAAGAGCACAAGATCGACCGCATCACCGTAGCAGCGCCTCTGGCAGACGGTGAGGTGTTCACGGGGTACTACAACATGAAT